CAGTAGAGATGCAGTCAGTATTTGACTTCAATATAGTCAATGATGCTGAGCTAACTACAGTCATAAACGCTATGATAGAGGCTTACAATGCTCCTGACGATCTAGACGACTTGCTATCTGGCTTGAATCTATCTCTAAACTAATGGAAGGTCTAATAAGAAAAATAGTTATAGGTCCAGACGTAAAGAACGGTATGGCCTATCAGGTTGGTATGAAGCTAAAGAACGGTAGCGTAGTGAATGCTATTGTATTCGACGAAGAACACATGTACAAGCACGGATTTAAACGCTACTTGATATACGTGAAAGACGAAGATGGTATATCTTTGTGGAAAGCCATAGACAATATGAGCTGCTCAGTCGAATTCGATTTAAATTTCTAGCATATGAGACCACTTGAAGACTTTGTCGTTGAAGTAGAAAAAAGATTCAACGACCAATACACCATGTCCGATGGTTCTGTAATATACATCGACACCAAATACGATGAGTTCAATAACAGAACAGTAGAAGGTAAGGTAGTAGCTGTACCATACAAGTACGAGACAAATGTGAAGGCTGGTGATACCATGTACTTCCATCACCATGTAGTCATACAAAAAGCTCAGCCAATACCGCTAGATGAGGCTAAAAACCAGTACGTAGTAAAGTACAACGAAACCGAGACGTTGGCTTGTCAGGCTATAGCTTACAAAGATCAAGAGACTGGAGAGATAAAAACTCTTGGTGGGTGGGTGCTACTAGAAAAAGTAGAGCAAGAAACACCAGAAACTGAAGGTTTGATAGAGGTGGTGAAGCTAGATAAAGAAGCTATAAGCAGCGGAAGGTTTACTACTCACAACAAAAAATCTGAACATTTGGACATACGGGAAGGAGAAATGGTGTATTTTCGTCCTAACATAGCATACGAGATAACCATAGATGGTAAGGACTATCTGCGTATGCGACCAGAAGACTTACTGTACACGATACAAGATGGCGAAGTTTAGCACAATACAGGCAGCTGAGAAGTTGATGCAGAGTATGGCGATAGCTATACACAATATGATCGACGAAGTGAAAAGACCAGTCGATTCAGAAATAACGGGGAGCGCCCGAAAAGCTGAACTGCAATCAGTGAAACAGACTGCGATAGACTGCAAAGAACTGATTGTGGAGCGGCAGAAGCTGGAACAAATGGTAAAGGAATTAAAAGAAAATGGCGAAATTGCTGAACAGAAAGATTACAGTGGGGGATTCGCTGAGCGTTTCTCCAAGTGAGCTTGTCTTTTGGGACGGTTGGCACGAAAATCAAATCAAATCAGATAGAATGGAAGAACTAATTTCACTCGTACAGATGTGGGCTAGGGACCGAGGTCTTATAGCTCCAGAGAACGCACCTAACCAGATGCTTAAGGTTGTAGAAGAACTTGGTGAGTTGGCTGGATGTCTAGCCAAGAAAAAAAATAGAGAAGAAACTACCGATGCTTTTGGCGATGTAATGGTTACTCTCATTATCTTAGCTGCGCAAACTGGATATGACTTAGAAAGGTGTCTAGATGAAGCGTATAATGAAATTAAACTCAGAACAGGTGAAACAAAAGACGGGGTTTTTATCAAGGATTGACTTGAGCGCATACCTTGATGCTACGGAAGTAGGCATTGGTGTTAGATACGAGAAGATAACTAGAGGTCACATGTTTTTTCTAGATCTTCTATTCTTTCACGTAACTTTATTTGTTAAAAGGAAGCTTAACTACTGGGAATATTGATTCCCTCGTTGGCCGAGTGGTGGAATAGGTAGACACGCTGGTCTTAGAAGCCAGTGCCTTTGGCGTGTGGGTTCGACTCCCACCTTGGTCACTGTTCTTTGCTTATTGGTTTAACTTTAGTCAGGTGGCGCACTGCATAACTTGCGTCGATCAACTTGGGATGTAGCTCAGTTGGTTAGAGCACCTGTCTTATACACAGGCGGTCATGGGTTCAAGTCCCATCGTCCCAACAAAGTCAAGTATCTTAAACAAAATACTTGACTTCTGCTCCAGTAGCTCAGTTGGATAGAGCAAATCACTTCTAATGATTAGGTCTCAGGTTCGAATCCTGACTGGAGTACTATTCTTATATTTGACTAAAATTAAATCAAATGCCTAATATGTCATGTCCAGACTGCGGTAAAGAAGTCTATGTAGACAAGCTTACCATGAAAGTCGTAAACGGAGAAGTCGTAACGCCAGAAGCGGAATGTGAGTGCGGAGGAGTTATGCAGAACACTTCGCCTAAAAAAGGAGTTCCTAGTCTTGGACGTATGAATAACTTAGGTCAAAGCTACTAATGAAGTTTCGTTTTCACGCCCTTGGAGTTCCTCATACAATCACTTCTGAGGAATTCAACGCTTGCGCCTTTACTCAAAAGCTCATTAAATTCGGAAAAATGATGACAGAGAGAGGTCATGAGGTAATTCATTATGGACACGAATACTCTGACCTTATTTGTTCTGAACATGTAACAGTCGTAAGCTCCGAAACCTATGAGAAGACATATGGTTGCGATGACATACACTCTAGCGTTTACAAGTACGACGTAAATGACGAAGTGTATAAGGAGTTTACTGAAAACTCGATATCAGAAATAGGAAAAAGAAAGCAAAAAAACGATATCGTTCTTGCTTTTTTCGGCCTTGGAGTTAAAAATGTATGCGACGCCCATTCTGACTTAATAATCGTTGAGCCTGGAATAGGATATGCTTATACGTTTGCTCCATTTAAGGTGTACGAGTCGTATTCTTTAATGCACGGTTTGCAAGGTATAAATCATGTTTATAGGTGTAACCCTATTTGGTATGACGTCGTTATACCAGCTTTTTTCGACCTTAAGGATTTTGAGTTCTCTGATAAAAAAGAAGACTACATGCTTTTTATTGGGAGAATATACGACGGAAAAGGAGTTAATGTTGCCATGCAAATATGCTCTTACCTAGATATAAAGTTGAAAGTGGCTGGACAGCTTACAGACGAATACAAAGACTTTAATTGGCCTGAAAACGTAGAATTTGTTGGTCATGCTGACATAAATCAACGAAAGGAGTTAATGAGTAAGGCTATGGGCGTTTTTGTTCCTTCTATGTACAATGAGCCTTTTGGTTGTGTTCAGATCGAATCCTTGCTTAGCGGTACTCCTACTATAACAACTGACTGGGGAGCCTTTACAGAGAATAATATCAACGGTGTTACTGGATATAGATGCAGGACATTTTCTGATTTTGTAAATGCAACAAGAAGGGTAATAAATGGTGAGATAGACTATAGCGAATGCAGGAAACACGGAGAGAGGTTCTCTTTAGAAAATGTAGCTCCGATGTTCGAGAAGTATTTCGAGGACGTCCTTAACATTTACACGAAAAATGGATGGTATGAATGTGACTGACAATGACGAAATCAAAATATGCCCGAATGGCTCGGAAGGTGATGTCATTGAGCTTCACGGGCTGGTCATCGTATTACCAAAGAAACCCAAGAAGTCAGACATTCTGTTTCACGATAGACCCACGCCCATGCAAATGTGGCAAAGGATTGACATGCCAGAAGACCTCAAAAGGATTCGAAGTATGGACGAGTGGTACGAGAAGCCAAAGGAGTTCCGTGATCGCTTCTCTCCATACATCGAACAGGAGTTTAACCGCCGTCGCAACGGTGTTTGGTTTTACAATAACGGGGTCCCTACGTATATTACTGGCAGACACTACATGTTCTTACAATGGAGTAAACTTGATATTGGCTACCCGTCCTACCTATCCTTTCAACGTGAAATATTTATACACATGGCTGCGTGTGAAGCTGATCCTAATTGCCTCGGTCAGCTTTATACTAAGTGTCGGCGTTCTGGCTACACTAATATCTGTTCCTCTGTACTTAATGACGAGGCTACTCAAGTTAAAGACAAGCTTCTTGGCGTTCAGTCGAAGACTGGTAAAGACGCTCAAGAAAACATCTTCATGAAGAAGGTAGTACCGATCTTCAAGAGCTATCCGTTCTTCTTCAAGCCTATTCAAGACGGTACTACAAACCCACGTATGGAGTTAGCGTTTAGAGAGCCTTCTAAGCGTATCACAAAGAGTAACAAAACGTCAAATAATGGTGACGCTTTGAACACGGTGATAAACTGGAAGAACACAACCAATAACGCATATGACGGTGAGAAAGTTCACTTACTATATCTTGATGAGGCTGGAAAGTGGGAGAAGCCGTCTGATATACGTGAAGCCTGGAGGATTGAAAGAACGTGTCTTATTGTGGGGCGTAAGGTGGTGGGAAAGGCTTTGGTGGGTAGTACGGTAAACCCAATGGATAAAGGCGGTGCTGAGTACAGAAACCTGTGGGAGGATTCGGACCCAGAAGAAAGAAACGCTAACGGAAGAACAAAGACTGGGTTGTACAGAATCTTTATACCAGCTTACAACGCTCTAGAAGGATTTTTTGACAAGTATGGTAACCCAGTGGTAGAAGATCCAGAAGAACCTATAGAAGGTATTGACGGGGAATCAATAACTATAGGGGCAAAGACATTCCTGATGAATGAAAGGAACAGCCTCAAGCACGATCCAAAAGAACTGAATGAGGTTGTAAGACAGTTTCCATTCACTCAAGAGGAAGCGTTTAGAGACAGTGTAGAGGGAAGTCTGTTCAATATCGGTAAGATATATCAGCAGATAGACTTCAACAACAATATGTACCCTAATCCAGTCGTAAAAGGGAATTTCGTCTGGAAAGAAAAAGACAAGGAGGTAATCTTTTCGCCTACTCCAAACGGAAGATTCCACGTATCATGGCATCCCCCAGCAGAAAAAAGAAATCAGTTCATAGATAAAAAAGGAAAAAGATACCCAGCCAATGAACACATCGGAGTGGGGGGAGTTGACTCATACGACCTCGATGAGACGATGTACGGTAGAGGCTCAAAAGGCGCGTTGCATATGTACAATAAGTTTAGTATGGATGCTCCAGCTAACATGTTTGTCGTTGAGTATGCTTCTAGACCAGACTTAGCTAGCATTTTCTATGAGGATGTTCTTATGTGTGCTTTTTACTATGGGTATCCACTGCTTGTTGAGAACAACAAGTACGGCATAGTTCGATACTTTGAATCTAGAGGGTATGATGGTTACATCATGGATCGTCCGCCTCACCTTGCACCACCTTCTGCTAAAGTGAACGTAAGGACAAAAGGTATACCATCTAACTCTGTCGATGTTATTCAGTCTCACGCTCAAGCCATTGAAGCGTACATACACAATCATGTAGGTATTAAACCAGAGACGGAAGAAGTAGGCAATATGTACTTCAATAGAACCCTTGAGGATTGGATAGGCTATAAGATCAACAACAGAACCAAGTTTGACTTGACTATTAGTTCTGGCCTTGCTTTGCTTGGAGCTCAAAAGGCAGTAAAACAGAAAAAAGAAACATTTGACGATAAGAAGTTTTTCCGAAAGTACAAGGTGAGAGAATGGCACTCATGAATTCCTTATATTTGCGGGAAAGTGTAGTCTATAATGACAAGTGGTCTAAGCAATAATAAACCTACTGGATTTCCAGACCCTTTCTGTTCCGAAGAAAAGAAAAGCTCTGATAGCTATGGCCTTCAGTTTGCAAAGGCTATCATGGGGCAGTGGGGAGGTTCTGACAATCCAAGTTCTCTTTACTCTAAGAGATTTAAGAAGTTCGAAAAGGACAGAAAATACGCTAGCGGAAACCAAGATACAAGCATATACAGGCAGCTGCTAAATAGCTTCGACCCTAACAACGGTGATGGAAGTATGCTTAATTTGGATTTCACTCCAGTGCCTATCCTTCCGAAGTTCGTGCGTATCGTAGTCAACAAGATCCTTTCTCAAGCCCCATACCCAAACCTTGAGGCTGTTGACCCTTTGTCTTCGTCTGAAAAGGACAAGCAGAGACGAAGAATGGAGATGCTTGTTAAGGCTAAAAAGCAACTTCAGCAAGTTCAGCAGGATACAGGTGTAGAGGTTGGTGGTAACGTAGAAGAGATACCAGAAACTCTGGAAGAAGCTGAAATCTTTATAGATAACAACATAAAGTCGTCATCCGAGATAGCAGCTCAGATAGCTACAAACCTTACGTTGCAGTGGAGCGACTACAATGACGTTATCTTCAGACGTAATGTAAACGACCTATCTACTGTAGGTATGGCCGTTGTAAAAAGAGACAACGATCCTAACTACGGTATTAGACCCAGATACGTAGATCCTATAAACTTCGTTCACAGCAGGACGGAAGATCCAAACTTCAGCGATATAACATATGCTGGTGAGATCAGGGTGATGTCAATCCAAGAGCTAAAAAGAATAGCAGGTGATAGCATCACAGAAGAGCAGTATAAGAAGATAGCGACTAACTTCAAAAGCAAGTTCAACAACAACTTTGAGAACTTAAACTACTCCTCTTTTGATAGAGATGCTAACAAGAGTGTTTACGGATATGACGAGTACTCTATCGAGGTACTTGATTTTGAGTTCATTTCCGTTGACACAATGTACTTTGAAGACAAAGAAAATAAGTACGGGAACAAGAACTTTTTTTACAAGGGGAGTAGCTACAAAGCTCCAGAAAACTCCATCTTTAGCAGAGAGGTAAAAAAGATAGACAACGAAGTTGTTTACGGTGGTACGTTTATCGTTGGTACTGACATAGTGTTTGGGTATGGCAAGAAAACCAATATACCCAAGAACATATACGACATAAGCAAGGCTAGAATGTCGTATTCAGCTATGGCTACTAACATTACAGACATGATACCTAAGTCAATGGTAGATGGCTGTATAGGGTTTGCTGACCAGCTTCAAATAACTCACTTGAAGATACAGCAAGCTATAGCTAAGGCCAAGCCAGATGGTATCATAATCGACATAGAAGGACTGGAGAATGTTCAGCTAGGTAAGGGTGGAGAGCTGCAACCGCTAGATCTTCACGATATCTACGAGCAGACTGGCGTATTCTACTACAGAAGCAAAAATCCAGAAGGAGGATTCCAAAACCCACCAATCCGCGAGATAAACAACAGCATCAGAAACATCAACGAAATGATTGCTTTGTACAATCACTACTTGGGTTTGATTAGAGATGCTACGGGTATTAACGAGGTTATGGATGGAAGCTCTCCGAAAGGCGACCAGCTTGTAGGAGTTAGACAACAAGCTATTGCCGCTGGAAACAACGCTATTTACGACATAACGAACTCGTCTATGATGTTGTTCAAGGCTGTCGTGTCTGACATAGTTAAATGCTTGCAGATACTTCCAAGAGAGTCTATTGTTTACAAGATGTATGAGAACGCAATAGGAAAAGAGAACATGGATTTGCTTAACTCGTTCTCAAACCTATACATGTATAACTTCGGAGTTACCGTTTCAAAAGAAATGGAAGAGGTCGAGAAGCAGTACCTAGAACAAAACATACAGGTGGCTCTGAGCCAAAAAGAGCTAGACATAGAAGACGCTATAGCTATAAGACAGCTTAAGGACATCAACCAAGCTGAGAGGCTTTTGATAGTTCGCAGAAAGAAGCGAATCGCTATGAATCAGCAGATAGCGCAGCAGAACTCACAGATGCAAGCTCAGGTTCAGCAGCAGTCGGCTATGGCTACTTCTCAAGCTAAACAACAGGAGATGCAACTCCAGGCTAGTATAGCTATGCAGCAAAAGCAACTTGAGCATCAAATGGATCTTGAGCGCATGCAGATTGAATACGCTCTTAAGAAAGAAATAGAAATGATCAAAGCTCAGGCTTTGCTTGGTATGAAGTCTAGCGAAGAAGAGTTCAAAGAGAAGATAGAGGTCCTGAAAGAAGATAGAAAGGACGAAAGAGTCAAAAAGCAAGCGGTAGAACAGAGTAAGCTTATATCTCAAAGAGATGGCAAAAGAGGAGAGCTAAAAGGAGCTCAGAATGAAGTTAGTCAAGAGCAAGATAAAACAGGTATCATAAATCAAGTATTGGGACTATGAGCGCTACAATAAACCTAGACATAGCTAAAAGAGTAGACATCGTTTGCAGAAAGAACGACACGATGACGTTCTCTATCACAATGACAGACTCCTCTGGAAACCCTATAGATTTGGTTGGGTATAGCCTGAAGATGCAAGTAAGGGCGTCAGACGTTTCTGATACAGCAGTATTGACTCTTGATTATGCCGCTAGTGCTAACCCAGAAGACGATTATGACTCAACTCTAGATCAGTATGACTCATCTGGAGGTATATTATTGAAGAGAACAGGTACGTCAGAAGACCATACACAAGATGCGTATTACATAATAGGTGTGTCATCTGATAGTATCACTTTTTCTGGTGACTATGTTTACGATTTGCAAGCAGATAGCGGAAACTCCGTTACTACTTGGTTGTATGGTATATTCAGGGTAAACGAAGACATAACTGAGTAATGGATATAAAAGTTACAATACCAAACAACAATAATGTAACTGTATCTACTCCAGAAACTCAAACTGTAAAGGTTGTAAAGTCTTCTGACCAGAACATTGTTGTTAGTCCAGCATACGTAGGTTTAGCTGGAGTTGCTTCTGGGGCTGACGGTTCTCAAGGGGCTACAGGGGCGACTGGACCTACAGGTGCGACAGGACCAACTGGACCTACAGGACCAACTGGAGCTACTGGTGCTACAGGTCCAGAGGGTCCATCTGGACCGTCTGGAGGACAAGGAGCTACAGGAGCTACAGGAGCTACTGGACCGACAGGTCCTACTGGACCTACTGGACCTACAGGTGCTGATGGAGTGGTTGGGGTAATATCAAACGGAGCTACAGGCTTTGAAGGAGCTTCTGAGCTTGTACTTCAAGATTTTGATCTTAGCGAATCTAACGGCATTGTAACGGCTATAAGCACATCAGGAGGCGGAACGTTTAATCAAAACTACGTTCTAAATATACCAGACGAGGGTAACATAGTTAAGTCTTTCGGTAAGTACTTAAACGGAGATACTATTCCTTCAGATGGAAAAACGGCAATAGAGGTTTTGATAGACGCTTTTCAAGATGCTGTCGCTCCAACGCCTTCTATATCTATAACGGGTAGACCTGACTGGCAGCACCCAGACACTGCTTCTACTGTGTCAGGAACTGTAAATTTTGGAATTCAAAACGTAGGAGCTACTGGATCTGCTACTATTCAGTATCAATTGTCAAATAGTACAACTATTCCTACTGGAACTTGGGAGTTTGTAAGTCTTTATAACACAGATGAGGTATACTATGGAGCTGACTCTGTTTCTTTTTCATATCCTACTGGTGTTTCATATAGCTCTACTAATTACTTCCATTTTAAGCTTACTGTACAAGATAACACGTCAGGAGTTGCCGATGTATCCGTATATAGTTATGCCACTGCTCAGTCGTTTGTCGCTCCTAGCGTAAGTGATAAGCAGATAACTAGGATAAACTCTATCATTACCGCTGCTGTTGGGACAACCTCAACGTCCAGAGAGTACGGAGATGTTCAGACGTCTTTAAGATACGATGTAAAAAGAAACGAAGTTTACGACCCTCTCATAGAGTCGTTTATACAGATAAAAAACGGAAATACATGGAGAAAAATAATATCTCCAGATACTACCTATGATTTATCTGCTTTATCTAATAATTCTACAGAGCAAGACATACTTGTTTCAATTTCTAACGATTTTGTGACTCTAGATAATGATGCTTCTCTTGACTTAAAAGATGAGTTAACCCCACATGAATACAGAGTAGTAGTAGATAGCACTTATGGAAGTAATCAGAATTCTACGTTTAGCGGCATAAGCTACTACTACTCGTATCAAATATGCTTTGACACAATAGCTTTAACTGCTTCGTCTTCAATCTCAGAGTTTCAAAGCGTTTACTATGCTTTTGGAGGGGATGACAATGGTAACAATGAGATTGAGATAAAGACTAGCGGAAGCTACCCGTCCAGCATAGGTGTAACAAATGCATACACTGTACAGACAAGTAATAAGTATATGTACATATTCTACCCAGGGTCCACAGACATAAGCGGTATTAACCTTGATGGGGTATCTCCCACGCTTGGCGCTTTTACCAAGCTGAAAACCTTAACGTTGGTAAATAGGTACGGAGTTAATTATTTGTACACTGTTTACAGAAGCAACTCAACAAATGCGTTTAATAACAACTTCTTACAAATATTATAATGGCAGTAGAAGTAGGTAGAGCTGGTGAATATGGTCACAACAATGCTGATAAATCGTTTGTAGACTCTGATTTTGTAAGAGGCGGTGCTAGATCTGTAACAAATCTCACAGAGCTATATGCGCTGTCATCAAAATCAGACCAGCTAAAAGAGAGAGCTACAATTGTTTGGGTTGCGTCAGAGTCTAAGTATTACACGCTAAAAGACAAAACAAGCATAGGTAGCGAAGCTGG